CAGTGATGAAATTGAAGTATTACTTGAGGAATTAGAAATAGAAAACCAGGAACTATACAAAGAACTTAGGCTAGACGAAATCGAATTACCCGAACCAGATCAAATACTTATGGATGTCACTGAAGACGAAGTGCCCGAACCGCCGGTTGATCCGATAACCAAACCAGGGGATCTCTGGTTGCTTGGTCGGCATAGGGTGTTGTGTGGCGATAGTACAAAGAAAGAAGATGTTGATCGGTTGATGGATGGCAAGAAAGCCGATATGGTGTTTACTGACCCACCCTATGATTTGGACGAATACGATTTTATCCAAACAATAGAGACCAAATCTGCTAATGCCTATGTTTTTGTTATGGGCAGTGATAAGCAAGTGCAGGGTGTGTTGAGAAAGACAAAATTGGAATTGCAACGCTTTTTTATTTTGGATCACACTTTTTCATCACCAAAAGGCAATGATGCATATGTACGGCATATTTTATTAATGCGACTAGTCAACGGAAAGGTTCAACCGTTTAAGAACTTAGGTGATGGGCTACAGAGTATTATAAAGATGAATTACAGAGGTTTTTTATCGCGAGAAGAAAATAGTTACCACAAACATCAAAAACCCGCATCAATTGTGAGAACATTTTTGAGGCACTATTCGGACGAGAACAATCTTGTGCTAGACGTTTTCCTTGGTTCCGGCACTACACTTATAGCCGCCGAACAACTAGATCGCATCTGCTATGGTATGGAAATAGAACCTAAATATTGTGATGTAATAGTTGAGCGGTGGGAGAATCTTACAGGTGAGAAGGCGGTATTAGATGCCTAAAAAAGGTGGCAGACCTAAATTTAAGTTTGATTACGAGGCCGTAACTAAGCTAGCACTTATTGGTTGTACGGATACTGATGTGGCGTTTATATCGGGGTGCTCACCAGATACTATACAGCGAAGACTCAAAAAGGACGACAAAACAGGACTATGTGCAGACGAGGAATTGCGGCTTGCATTAGCAAAAGGGAGAGCACAACGAAGGAAATCCATACATGCTAAGCAGTTTGAGGTTGCCATGCGTGGTAATTGCACAATGCTTATCTGGCTAGGCAAGAACTATCTAGGTCAAACTGACAACCCATTGAATATAAAAATAGACAAGAAATTTGACGGATTGACAGACAAGGAACTAAGTGCTATAGCTGCACAAGAGCTAGAAGCCATTGGCTGGACTTGCATAAACCCAGATGAATAGCGAGACAGGCTAGGACTATCGTTTATGATGACTGAAAAGCTGCCAATCCGGATTAGACCAATCGACACCACACCCATGATGAACGGCAGCACCGTGTCTAATCAAGAGAAGGCCTTTATTGCGTCCTCTTGGTTCAATACGTATAAACACCACACACCACACTACTCGTGGATTCATCCTTCTTCAATTCACCGGGGTTTGTATCAAGACAAACTACTTCCCCTAATTGAGAGACGCCCGGAATTGTTCCACGTGGCACTTAATGAGACAGATGAGACACAAATACTGGGCTGGGCGTGCAGAGATAGTAATGCCCTCCACTTCGTATATGTCAAGAAGGCCTTTCGGTGCTGGGGCGTGTGTAGAGCACTGGTTGGTGATTTAACTGTAGTTACAAATCATTCGGATGCAAAAAATCTATTATCCGGTAAAGAATACAAACCTGAATTATTCGTGAGGTTGATTAAATGACAAAACAAGTAATTGAACTAAAAAGCGTTATGCTACCCGGCACTTTGGTTGTTGTTCGAGGCGTAAAGACCCCGCACCTATTTAAGGTAACCAGCGAGGCAGACAGAGCAAACCCGGAGCATTTGAAAATGGAGGGTATCGCTCTGCACTTTGTCCCAGACGACGAAATGGTAATAATCCAAGTCCCTGGCGAACCGGTGGTTATTGTACCCAAAGACCAAATAAAGTTTATGGAACCCCTTGACTCCAGTTCAATGCTAGACGGCTTAGGCATCGAGAAGGTTGCAAGCAAGCAAACAGTAATGGAAGCACGGCAAAAGGCTATTGAAGCCAAGCAAGCCGAAGAAGCAGCTATCGCTAAAAAAGAAGAAGCAGATCGGGTAGCACAAGCAGAAAAGGAACTTGCAGCGCAACAGCAGATAGTAAAAGAGACAACGCCGGTTGGTAACAAGTACATTGTAGAACGAGACCCTAGCAAGGAAGAGCTTCCAGAGATTACACTTGGAGAGAAGCCCTCAGTTAAAGAAATAAAAACACAAGAACCACCTGCAAAGCCAAAAAGCATATTCAAGCCGAAGAAGGGCAAAAAGAAATAAATGCAGCAAGAGAAAGCAATAAACGCACGGCAAGCAATGCTTAGACGTGTACGCAACACATCAAGGAAGGTGGATCTGTCTGATGGCCTTTTTGACAAGCAGAAATCTCTATTCTATGAGAAATCACAGAAGGTTGTGGCTGATTGTGGCCGAAGAGCTGGCAAAACAACTACACTTGCCAGAATGGCTTTGGATACTGCCATCAACAACCCGCAGGAAGGTGGAGACGATTCAATCATTCCCTATATTGCCCCAACCAAAAACCAAGCTAAACGACTAATGTGGGGCAGATTGCAAATATTGGCAAAACTACACAAAATACCTTTAGATTATAATTCTACTGATTTGATTGCTACCCATCCAAACGGTGCCCAAATTTGGCTTATGGGTGCTAATGATGATCGGGACGTTGAGAGGCTTAGGGGCTTCTCATACCGACGAGTTTTGATCGACGAGGCCCAGGCTATTGGGAGCGATTTCAAGATCCTAATTGATGAGACAATCGGGCCAGCTTTGGGCGACTTCGACGGGCAACTCATTATAACGGGAACCCCTAATGCCGCTTGCGTTGGCTATTTCTGGGAATGCTGCACAGGGCAAAAGCCTAAGTGGGCACACCACCACTGGACTATTACTGACAACGAAATGTTCCCAATGTGGAGAAATAAAGACGGGTGGGAGCAAATAGCTGATAAGTGGTTGGATGATTACAGGGTTGACAATGGTTGGAGTATAGATAACCCAACCTATCAACGTGAGTGGTTAGGCAACTGGGTCCGAGATGTTGGAGGCCTGGTTTATCATTGCGAGGACTGGAACACATACGGCGGTGAGTTGCCAGAAGGTTATCACTGGCTATATGTAATGGGAGCCGATTTCGGCTTTGACGATTCATTTGCTTGCACTGTTTGGGCGTTTTCCGAAGACCTGCCTACATTGTACGAGGTTGAAACTGTAAAATATAATAACAAGCCGATTAGCGACTGGGCCGGAACAATGCAGCGCATGATTGACAGATACAAACCTGTAGCGTCCGTAGCTGACACCGGAGCGTTGGGTAAGGCTATTGCAGCAGAGATAACCCAACGGCACGGAATACCCTTAGAACCAGCGCAAAAGGCAGACAAGGCCGGTAATATAGCCATGGTTAATAGTGGGTTTGCTGACCGCAGGGTGTTTGTAATAAGAAACGGCTATGTTCATAACGAGATGAAAATATTGCAGTGGGACGAGAAGAGACTTAATTCCAAAAACACAAACAAAAACAGCACAAACAAAAAGGTCGAAGATGATCGCTTTGCCAACGACGCTTGCGACGCTGCTTTGTACTCGTTTATGAAAGCACAGCACTACTTACACGCCGATCCGGAGTACGTGCCGCCAATGGGCACAGCAGCAAGGGCAAACTACGAAATGGATCAACTCGAGAAGGAAGAATGTGACCGAATGGAACAGCAGCAAGAACAAGAATGGTGGGAATAATGGCAGCTCTGTTTTGTAGCTCTTGTGGCGTGAAGATAAAGAAACCGGCAGACGGTAATTCAGGGATTGTTGGACAGGCAGGAACCAACAAAGAGGGCAAGGAAATAATAGCATGTATTGAATATGATTGCAGGAAGTCTTTTTACGATTCAGTAGAAGAGGGCGTGTCTCATCTTGTTTATACTCCATGGCGTTATGTTGTTTATTCCTTCTTTATTGATTTACTATGGAAACTTGAGTGGTACAGGAAACGCGCAATTAGCAAACGAGCCGAAAAGGCAATCGAATCAGCAGCCAAATATGAAAGAGAACTATTAGCACGTAGAGAGGTTTAGCATGGCATTACCTTCATATTGTGAATTAGATATAAAGTGCCAATACGGCGATGATCTTCTTGATTTGGTGTCTACGGACATCGAGGTATTCGGGCAGATGTTGAGTGATGAACCTGAGAACCACTTTGTTCAGTTTGGCGAAATACCGTTTAGTATACTCCTGGGTCACTACACAACAGTTAGGCAGTTAGTTGTCCAAAATACCGGTACAGTACCACTAACCTACGACTACAACGATCTGACCACGGGTGATTTGATTAGTTGTCTTTTGTTATCTGGAGCCTTTAACGTTGTTAGCGACTGTAATCCGGTTACCAACTTTACCATGGTATCAAATAATGAGGGGGAAGATTGTACTGCCCATGTAGTGGTTTTTGGTGAGCACGGGGCAGAGGTCGGAGGTCATCCATAATGGCCAACTTTCTAAACATCAAACCCTACGCAATGGCCCGGGACCACAACGACAAGATTATATTCCAGGGTAATTTCCATGAAGAGACATACGCACGGGGATTACAGGGATTATGGCAGGATGGGGTAATGCATTTTGTCAGACGTGCACCCATAGCCCCAGGTGTGGCACTGTACGAAATACGTAGAGGGTTGCTTTTGGTCAAGAACTTATCACGAGACACGAATGTTACCCTAAATTTCAAAACGTATGAAATGGTCGCACAGCGTGACGCCACTATCTTGCCGGGATGCTTTTGTGTATATACAGACATGGACCCAGCCGCACTCCCGGTGCTAACGGCTACGGCTGGATTGGTAGAATGTGAAGTAGTTATCTTTGGCACATACACAACGGAGCCGCAATGACAAATCACCTCGGAGCCGACAAGATGGCAGATAATGATTTGTATTTTACCAGAATGAACTTGGAAAACTCGATGGGCTATCTTGTGAGTTTGGGCGTAGACCCAAACGTAGCTATCAAGTTACTTATTGAGGACAACCCTGACTATTACGTTCTCCTCTCTGCTATTGCCGGGAAGTGGAAAGACGAACAGCTAGACGTTCCGGCACCGAAGAAGATGTCCGATGACGAATTACTAGAGATGGAAAAAGAAGAAGATAAAAAAGTCTTATTCCACTCCGCAATATAGAGGTTGATAATGGCTGAGATGAAAAATAAGTGGTGGCAAGAAAGCGATCCCAGTAAGCAGATATGGGAAGACATGACGTCTCTTTACGAGCAACACGCAAATCGGCTAAAACAAAACCTCACCAACTTGAAGTTGTACGGCAATAAAGACCTGAGTGGCTTTGGCGGCTACGCATCGGAGCAGAGCGGCTTCGGAGAGAAGCGTCTTACACTGAATGTTATTCAGTCAGCCATCGACGCAGCGACTGCAAAGATTTCGTCTAGCGATACTCGTTCTTTATTTCTAACTGAAGGTGGAAACTGGAAATCACAAATTCAAGGAAAAGATTTGACAAGATTCATCGACGGTCAGTACAAAAGAAATAATACATACAAGGAATGTAGAAACTCTTTTCGCGATGCATGTATTTTTGATATCGGTGTAATAAAGCACAGCATAAACAACGACGACGAGAAACACCCGCGAATAGTGAACGAGCGCGTTCCTGCGGTAGAAGTGTTTGTAGATATGATCGATGGCAAGTACGGAAGGCCCACGCGCCTGCATCAAGTAAAAGAAGTTGGTCGAGAAGTTTTGTTTGATCATCCGAAGTACAAGAAGTTTCGCGATAAAATTAGATCTGCACAACTGATCAATCATGAGTTTAGTGATTACTCTAACACTGCGTACTCTGCATTGAGTGATCCTATTTCCCTGATTGAGTCTTATCATTTACCAACAACTCCCACTTCTGGCGATGGTAAAATTGTTATCTCTCTTAGCGGTTGTACTTTGTATCAAGACGAGTGGAAGGAACCGAGCTTTCCGTTTTCGTTTTTCAGATGGTTAGAAAAATCTTTCGGATTTTACGGTCAAGGACTCGCCGATCAACTGCGTTCGATACAAGTAAGTATAAATAAAATTCTTATAAAGGTCGAACAGCACATGGACAAAGCTAGTTCTTTTGTCCTTGCAGAGCGCGGAGCCAAAATAGTCAAGAGTCATTTGACAAACACACCCTGGACGCTGATGGAGTATACCGGTACTGCGCCTATCTTTGCGACGGTTGCTGCAATTAGTCCTGAATATTTTACGCAGCTTGATAGAATGTATGCGAAGGCTTTTGAAATCGCAGGCATCAGCCAACTGTTCGCACAAAACAAATTACCAGGCGGTCTAGAGTCTGGTAGGGCAATTTCCGCTTACAAAGATAACGAGTCGGAGAGATTCCAAGATGTCGGTAAGTCGTGGTCTGAGTTCCAAGTAGATATATCTGAAAAACAAATCATACTTGCGAAGCGACTTGATAGAATGACTCCAGGTGGTTACTCGGTACTCGCAGAAAATAAAGACAGAACTTTGTCGCGAATAAAATGGAAAGATGTCGACCTCGACCGGGACGCTTATATTATTCAAGCGTATCCAACTAGCTACCTGCCAAAAAATCCAGCATACAGAATAGATGCAGTAGCTCAACTATCAGAAGTGTTCCCACCGCTACGTCCTTATCTCCCGGGTTTGTTGGAGTACCCGGACCTCGAGGCTGTGCTGAAAAGGCTGACTGCTCCGACGGATTATATTGAGATGATAACTGATCGGATGCTTTACGATGATGCTAAAACCCAAGAAGACCTCGACGACTTGTACGAACCTCCCGATGCGTTTGTTGATTTCCAACAAGCATTAGAAATAACTCGTGGCAAGTTATTGAGGGCGAGAATTGATAACGCGCCTGAAGAGCGAATGCAGCTGTTAGTGCAGTACATGACCGACATCCAAGACTTGATACAACAGCAGATGGAAGAGGCGCAAAGAAAACAGATGGAAATGCAAATGGAAGCACAGGCTGCCCAAATGGCAGCTCAGGGACCGCCACCTCCCCCCCCTGGTGGAGTTCCTGGGCCGATGTCTGAAGCCGATATGGGCGCAGACGGACCGATGCCAGAGGGCATGCCTATGCCACCCATGCCGCCAG